AATCATTGACAAAGTAGGACAATCTGATATAGTATGGGAAGAATCAGGTTTTTACAATAAACGTAAAACTTGGATAACCTATGAGGAGGTTAATGATGCAAACACACGTTCAATCCCTTTACAAACAGAAGAGGGGCTTAGAACTACAGTGGGAGCAGCACTATAACGAAGAGGGTCGATATACTCTCGATATGGTGAAGATTGATAATAAAATAAAAGAAGTTATCAATCATATTAAGATGGCAGAAGCTAAAGAAGCTAGTCGACTTAATAAAATAAATGATGCTGCACCACAAGTATCAGTAGCTACTTAATTAAACGCTACTAAATCGCTGGAAAACGTCAACTCCACTACAAACTCCCTTGCACTTCACTAAAATCTGATATATAAAATCTTTACTATACAATAACTTTTAACATAGACGAGTATAGTCGACGGCCAAGAGACTATGTTAAAATAACTTGGAGGATAATAAAATGGCAAACACTACATTTCAAGGTCCAGTAATATCTAAAAATGGATTTTACAATACAGGACCAGGTAACGTTGTAGATGCTGACGCTAGTATTTCATTGACAGTTGCTTCTCATGCGGGAAAAATTGTTCACAATGATGCAGCAGGCGCAGTAACTTATACATTACCAGCAATCAACGCTAATGCTGATTCTGCAGTTGCAGGACCAGGAGCAGACTTAAACAACCAAAGTAACATTGGTGCAAAATTTGAAATCTTTTCTTCAATTACGAAGACTGGAAATTTAGTTGTACAAGTTGCTAACGCAAATGATGTTATGGTTGGAAGTGCAATCTTAATTGATGACACATCTGACAACGTTGTTGGTTTTGAAACAGTAGCAGCATCTGATACTATTACTTTAAACGGTACTACAACAGGTGGCGTAACTTTTTCAAGAATAGTTTGTACAGCGATCAGCTCTACTCAATGGAAAGTTGAAGTTACATCAGCATGTACTACAACTCCAGCTACACCATTTAGTGCAGCAGTAAGTTAATAAGTAATTAATGGAGCCCTTCGGGGCTCCTAAAATTTTAAGGAGAAAAAATAGGTATGAAATCAGATGTTAAAGCGGTAAGAGTAACTGGAACAGGTTCTGTATTCGGAGGAAGAACTAGATTAAGAGGTATCATTGTTGAAAATACAAATGCTTCAACTGCTCAATCTATTACTTTAGCAGATACAAACGGAACTCAATTTCAGACAAGCTGTCCAGCAGGTGATGTATTTGCATTTAATTTACCAGAAGATGGTATTTTATTTGTAGATTTTATGACTGTAAGTGCTATCGGAGCTGATGTTGCGTCTACGATATTATTAGACAAGTAGGAGGCTAAATGGCTAACACTACTTCCGGTACATATACTTTTGATAAAACTTTTTCTATTGATGAGATTATAGAAGAAGCTTACGAAAGAATTGGATTGCAACCTAACGCAGGTTTTAATTTAAAATCTGCAAGACGTTCTTTGAATATAATGTTTCAAGAATGGGCTAATAGAGGTTTGCATTATTGGGAAGTTGCAAATAATTCACTTACTTTAGTAGATGGTCAAGCAACCTATACTATGTATCGATCTACAGCTGATGGTACTTCTGATGCTACAGCAGTATATGGTGTAGACGATGTATTGGAAGCTGCATATAGAAATTCTTCTTCCGTAGATTTTCCACTTACAAAAATATCTAGATCCCAATATCAAGCTTTATCAAATAAAACTGATGAAGGAACTCCAACTCAATATTTTGTTCAAAGATTTATAGATAAAGTTACAATCACTTTATATTTAACTCCAGGATCAACAGAAGCTGGAAATACAATTAATTATTATTACGTAAAAAGAATTCAAGATGTAGGTGTTTATACAAATGCAACAGATGTTCCATATAGATTTGTACCTTGTATGGTATCCGGATTGTCTTATTATTTATCTCAAAAATTTGCACCACAAAGAACACAAGAATTAAAATTATTATATGAAGATGAACTTCAAAGAGCATTAGCAGAAGACGGCTCTCCTAGTAGCACTTATATAAGTCCGAAAACTTATTATCCAAATGTCTAATACTGCTTCAGGAAAATATTCAAAATTTATATCTGATAGATCAGGTATGGAATTTCCATATAAAGAAATGGTAAAAGAGTGGAATGGATCAAGAGTACATATTTCTGAATTTGAACCTAAACAACCACAATTAGAACCAAAACCATATACAGCTGATCCACAAGGATTGCAAAATGCAAGACCAGATAGAACAGAACCACAAACAGATCCATTATTACCTAGTGATCCTTTTATTATTACAGCGGGAAATGGAACCATAAATGTTTATGAACCTTCTCATGGTAGAACTACAGGAGATGTAGTTTGTTTTAGAAATGTGGATGGAAGTCCAGGAGGATTAGCATATACTTTATTTGAAAATGCTTCAGGATTTAGTATAACAGTAACAGGTACAGATAACTATACTTTTGCTTTAGGAAGTACACCAACTGTATCAGGAAGATTTGGAGGAATGACTGTAACTGCAGGTCCAGTTACATTAACACCATAATATGACATACGCAGAATTAATAACAAAAATAAGAGATTATTGTGAAGTAGATTCTAATGTATTTACTGCTACTATTTTAGATGGATTTATATTAGACGCTGAATTTAGAATTTTACGAGATGTAGATTCTGATAATAATAGAGCTTACGCACAAGCAGATGTTGTTGCAGGTCAAAGATATGTAAATACACCTTTAGTTTCTGATCAAACTTTAGTTATTAGATCTTGTCAAATAACAAACTCTACGGGTGGAGCTGATAACTCTAGCCGCTCGTTTCTAGAATACAGAGACACAAACTTTATATCAGAATATAATCCAACAGGAGTACAAGGATTGCCTAAATACTATAGTTATTGGGATGAAAATACAATTGTACTAGCTCCAACTCCGGATCAAAATTATAATATGCAAATAAATTATATCTTGAAACCAGCTGGATTATCTAGTAGTAATACAACTACATACTTGAGTAATGAATTCCCTAATGGACTTTTGTATGCATGTTTAGTAGAGGCTTATGGGTTCTTAAAAGGACCGCCTGATATGATCCAGTTCTACGAAGGAAAATATAAACAGGCTCTCGAAGGATTTACAGTAGAGCAAATGGGAAGACGAAGAAGAGATGAATATCAAAGTGGTTCACCTCGACTTCCTAAAACACAATAAGGAGTAAATACAAATGGCAATAACACAAGCAGTTGCAAATAGTTTTAAAAAAGAATTACTAGAAGGTGAACACAAATTTCAATTTGGTGCTTCTGGTGATGTTTTTAAACTTGCTTTGTATATCTCTACTGCAACATTAAATTCATCAACTACGGTTTATCCAGGAGATAGCACAGGAGGACAAGTTCCTGATTCTGGTCAATATACTCAAGGTGGTGGAGCATTAGTAAAACCAAATCCAAGTACTTCAGTTGCATCAGGTGTTGCAATTGTGGACTTTGCAGATTTATCATTTACTGGTGTAACATTGACAGCTAGAGGTGCATTAATCTATAATACTTCATCGTCAAATAAGGCGGTTGCAGTATTAGATTTTGGTTCAGACAAAACAGCAACATCAGGAACTTTTACAATTCAGTTTCCAGCTTTTACAACTTCAGCAGCTATTCTAAGAATCGGCAACGCGTAGGAGATAATTTCCTATGGCCAATATTGGATGGAATGCCGATTTACCTTGGGGTAGTAATAACTGGGGAGATCTTGCAGACGTTAACGTAACTGTCTCTGGAAATAATTTAACCGCATCTCAAGGTGATGTTAGTATCACTGCAGAAGTTAATCAAGGATGGGGAAGACTTGCTTGGGGAGCAAATGACTGGGGAACTTTTGGTTTATCCGTTGATGTTTCTTTAACAGGTCAACAAGTTAATATTGCATTAGGAAACGAAAGTGTTGATGTAAGTGTATCTCCTTCTGTCACAGGTCAACAATTAAACTGGTCTATTGGAGCAGTTGATCCAAATCCTGACGAATCTTTAGATGGTCAACAAGTTAATATTGGACTTGGTCAAGAAATTATTACAGGAGATGCTAATTTAAGTGTAACAGGAAATGCCTTAACTATTGCTTCTGGTACCGCGACTCTAGATGCAAATACTATTTCAAGTCCTACAGGTCAACAATTAAACTGGTCTATTGGAACTGTATTAGTCGGTGCTAAAGTTACTGTAGATGTAACAGGAAATGGTATATCTGTAGCAGAAGGTAATGTGGATCCTAGTCCAGACGTATCTCTTACAGGGCAACAAATAAATATAACTTCAGGAACAGCTGTTTTAGATGCAAATACAATAGCAAGTGTAACTGGCCAACAATTAAATATTTCTACAGGAACGGTAACTTTTACTATTAGTGCTGACGTTTCTACTACTGGAAATCAAGTAAATATAGCTCTTGGAAATGAAGTAGCTCAAGTGTGGACAATTGTTGACACAGGAACAACAGTAACTTATAGTCAAGTTTCTGTCGGATCTAGTGTCAGTTGGAATGACATTGACACAGCCGCATAATATGGTAAAAATTAATAATATAAGGAATTTAAAATATGGCATCTAGTTATTCAACAGATCTAAGATTAGAGTTAATGGTCACCGGTGAAAAAGCTGGACTTTGGGGTGACATTACAAATACAAATTTAGTTATTCTTCAACAAGCGATTGCTGGCTATGAATCCGTCGCTGTCAATAATACAACAGGAGTAACATTAGCATTTTCTAACGGTGCAATATCTAATGGAAAAAATGCAACAATAGAATTAACCGGTACATTAGCAACTACATCAGTTGATGTTATTGTTCCCGATGGAATTGAAAAAACATATAACATTAAAGATTCAATTGATCATGCAAGTAAAAATGTAAGAGTTAAAACTGCTTCAGGAACAGGTGTTCAAATCGCAGAAGGAAATTCTTATGTTTTATATTCTGATGGAACCAATGTGAAAAAAATTTCAGAAGAAAAAAATTGGAGAGCTTTATCAGCAGCAGAAACAGTACAAGAAGGTGCAGCTATTTTAGCTAATACAAATGGTGGCGCTGTTACTATTACTTTACCTCCTTCTCCTTCTACAGGAGCGGAAGTTTCTTTTATTGATCAAGGATATGATTTTAACACAAACGCGTTGACTGTTGGAAGAAATGGTTCTAATATAGCAAACGCAGCTGCAGATTTAACAGTAAACACACAAGGTGCTGGTTTCACATTAGTGTATTCTGGTGATGCAACTACAGGCTGGACGTATAAGGAGAAATAATAGATGGCTAACTACGAAGCAACTAGATATGATTTTGACGGAGCAAATTTAACAGGGATACAAGGAACTGAAACCGGTTCTATTATTCCTTGGCCAAAAGATACTGCACCAACAGGATTTTTATTATGTGATGGAACTGCAGTTTCAAGATCAACTTATGCTGATCTATTTGCGGTTATCGGTGAAACTTATGGAAATGGAGACGGTGCAACTACTTTCAACGTACCTGATCTTCAAGGTAAAATGCCTCAAGGTTATGAATCAGGAGTTTTTGATTTAGCAACTAGTGTTAATACAACTACTGTAACTGTTAGTGGTAACGTAGGAGACACTTCTATTTCATCTAACCAATTAGCACAACACAGTCACCCTATTTTATTAGGTGTGATAGCTGGTGGACCAGTTCAATATCCACAAATTTCTTTTGTACAATTTTATCCATCTAGTTTTGCTAGTGGAAATACAGGTAATGATGCATCACATAACCACGATGGTTCAAATTTATCCGGTAACGCATTTTCACCATATTTGGTGGTTAACTATATTATAAAAACTTAGGAGATTTATGCTTTTTTATATCAGTAATAATAAATACTTTAGAAAAATAGAAGACGATGGTACAGATAAAAGAATAGAATGGTCTCAACGAGGAGATAATCCTCCTGCGGATTTACCAGAAAATTCTGTATTTGCACAATGGAATTCTACGACTCAAGTAGGAGATTTAGAAAAATTAATTGATGGTAAATCTAAAAACTCATCTTTTGATTCTGCTTTTATAACTCCTTATATTACATGGTTTGATTCTAGATATACACAAGTTAAAGCCGATGAAGATGCTGCAACTATTGCTAGAATGAGAGATTGGGATATATTTAGAACAACAGCTAGAGAAAGATTTTTAAAAGATTCAGATTGGACTCAAGCAGCAGATGCTCCATTAGACGCTGCAACTAAAACAGCTTGGTCTACGTATAGAACGGCTATTAGAAATATTCCAGAAACTTACGCAGCAGAAGATTTATTATATTTACGATTTCAAAGAGATGGTTCTTTTATTAGATGTACACAAGTTAATTCAGAAAATTTAGCTCCAGAAGGAACTATTACTGTTTTAATTCAATCTCCAAGTGATATATTTAGTAAACCAGGTGAAAACTTACCTAGTTAATTTTTTCCCAACGAGATTCCCAAGAAGTTCCTTTTTGATATCTATGAAAAATATAGTCAGGAATTAGATCCATAGCGATAGTTATTCTTTCTTCATCGATAACATTAGTGGTATAGTGAGGAATCCAATTAGAAAAGATAGTTAAATATCCTTCTTTATTAGGAATAATTTCATGAGTTCCTGTTATTGGATTAATATAAACTGTACTAGTTTGATTGGTTTTAACAGAAAGATGAGCTCCTAAATAACAATCTTGATTACAAGCATGTCTATGTTCTTTAATATGTTTACCTTTTTCCATAATATTTGCCCAACTAACACCATAAATAAAATCTTGTGGTTTGTTAATTTTATCTAAAAAATTATATACAACTTTTGTAATAGCTTCTTTTATTTCTGGAATTTCTTTCCATTGTAATAAATTATAATTCATAAACCTTGAAGTTAGGCTATGTGGACCTAATCCTGTTTGACCATCTCCTAATGGAGGAGTTGTTTTCATAATATCTACTGCTTTTTCTTTTATGATTGTTTCTAATTTAGATACCGATACAATATCATTTACATCTTCTTCATAAATGTAATATTGATATTTAGGTGGAGCAAAAGGTGTTTCTGGTTCTTGATTATCAAAGATTAACATAAAGGTTGTGAATTAAAGGATACCGATATTCTTTTTTCTTTTGAAGTAGAAGGATGTACAAAATGATATAAGTAAGAAGGGAATATTAAAAAATCAAACAATTTAGGTTGAACGGTAAAAGATTTATCTCCTCGTAAAAAATCACACAAAAATTCTATTTCTGAATTTTCATTGGTAAGATATAACACACCGGACATATTGTTAACTAAACCATGATGATGCGGCATGTTATATCCACCTTCTTCTGCTACATTCAACCATAAGTGAACCACCTTATGTTTAAAATGTAATTTCATATAATTATCTATTTCTTGTAATAGATAAGCA